CTACGATAACCGCGCATTCAACATGGCTATCTGTTCGTCGTTCATGTCATCAATCCACATACCGTAAATTTCATACACCATCTGCGCAGTTTCATGCCCCATTTGGCTGGCTATAAATGCCGGGTTCGCTCCTGCCGTCAACAGCCAGCAGGCAAAAGTATGCCGCGTATGGTACGGATTACGACGGCGAATACCAGCACGTTTTACTGCTGCATTCCACCTTGCCCCCAAACTGCTTACCGAGTAATAAGGTTTTTGTTTTCCGTTACACACCCTGGGCATGAAAACAAAATGCAGTTTTTGCTTTTCGGTTCTGCCGTACTCCCGATGGTAAAAGGTGATTTCGCTTTTGCGATGATGCCCGGTCAGTTTGTATTGCTCCTTCAGTGCTTCAAGAGCAGGCTGCAGTAGTGTTACTGTCCGGATCCCGGCATTTGTTTTTGGGGGACCGAACATATCAAGTATCGTCAGGTTTCTTCTGACATTCACTATTCCCTTTTCGAGATCCACATCCTCCCACGCCAGAGCTGCCAGTTCCCCGTGACGAAGTCCTGAGTAAACGGCAAATTTCCACAAGTTCTGGCTCTGTCCTTTTTCACTTTCCATTAATGCATTGAATTCTGTTTTAGATAACGGATCAGGCTTTATTCTGTTTCGCTGTAATTTTTTTACTCCTTCAAATGGTTTGGTTGATATAAATCCCGACTGATACGCAAAACGCAACAGCGAACAGAGCAGGGCGATATAGTTATCAACTGTGCGCACGGTTCTTCCTTTTTTGTTGGATCTTGGATTATCCAGGTAAAGCGTTTCTCCATGCAGCAGTTCATTCCGGTAGTTTAAGATATCGCTATAACGAATATGTGATATCGGGGTACTTTCACAAATTATTATTCTGAGTGTTTTTAATTGTGATTTTGTTTTCTTCATTGTGTTTGTTGTTAACTCTGTCTCTTTAATTTTTGTCCAGATATCACAAAGCTCTCCGAACGTTTTTATGACTCTCGTTGTCACCATTTTTGCCCCAGTGCTGGACTGGGGAAAACGTCTTAAATACTCAAATTCACCGGAGTTTATTTCATGAACTATCAGCGCTCTTAAATTTCCGGCCTTTTTAATATTACTGTTTGTAATCTCCCAGCCTTTTAATGTTTCCCGACATCGTTTTCCTCGAAACATGAACCAGATGCGGATGTATCTACCTCTAATCTCGACACCTGTTGGTAATTTAGACATATCATGAGTCTTTGATAAACTGATTTATCTTTGGATAGTTGTACCAGATAATCCCTCGTTTGCTGTCTGGCTTACCTAAAGGAGATACTCGTTTGAAGTGGAAGCCCTCCACCCAACAGTTCTGGCGGTATGCTTCAATTTGTCTGGCCCCCAGACCAGTGCGAAGCATCAGGCCGTATTCAACCATCCACTCTTCATTAAAGATTACTTGTGCCATCGCATCACCTCTGGCAGGCGCCAATGTTAGACTGAAATTGACGCCCGATGTTGATTATTAATAATCAGCTATGAAGTTTTAATTTGAATACAATGCAATTCTCGAGGACTGAAGTTTCTCGCAATTAAAATTTATCAGTTTTACTTTCTGCTCTCTGGAAACGCCTGCTTCTTTTTTACCTGAGAGCATTTTTTCGCATTCTGATTTCGTTAGTTTAGATTTTGAATATCTTGTCCAGTTAGTAGGAGTGCCACCTTCCTTTTCAATAGTGGCGGTAATTTTATACATGAACACCTCCATTATTATTTCCAGTGGTTCGTTTATTCCATCTTTCGAGTGCTTCTTTTTCACTTCCACCATAACCGGTTCGGGATTCGCATCCGTTACACTTCGCTCGGTAATATCCTGAAATGGCTTTCACCGTTACTGATGGACAACCACAAAATGGACATGGTTTAACATTGTCATATCTCATAATTTTTCTCATAAAAAATATTTCAAGTTGGCGGTGCATTACACCGCCAGGCTGAATTATTCCTCTGAATTATCGATTACACTGTATTCCCCGGTTAATACAGAGGAATCTGCAGGATCGATTGTCAGTGGTTCCTTTTCATCCATTGATACTGCACGCTGGATCTCAATTGATACGGGCAGATATTTGAACAGGCGACGAATAGCCGTTTTCTTTGCCATTTCTTCCCAGTGAGTTACCCACGGCCCGTTATTACCAGCTTTACTCAGGCTGCGCACCAGCTCAATCTGTTTGCGCGTCATAACTTCAAACTGAGTACCTCCGTCTTTCAGTCTTGCGACAGCATAGACGTGGGTAACCGGGGCATCTTCGTTTTCTCCCGGGCGGTGTATTAACTTTTCATCAAGGCCAAATTCGAAGCTAAACTCGTCACCTTCACGGACAACACGGGCTGACAGGCTGGCGATTTGACCAGAACGGCGAGCCAGATCAATCATGCCGCGATAGCCAATGATTAGCTGAACGTTCTTTTTACCGCTCTTTTCGTTTTTATTACCAAAAGGCAGTAAATATGCATGACCGAGGGCGCTACCTGGCTCAAGTCCGAGCTGTGAACACTGTACGATGGCACCGATAAAACTCGTCGAGTCACAGTTTCTTAGTTCCGGTACTTTACGGATTTCTGTTGTAGCAATGCGGATCATGCGTTCCGCTGTCATGTGACGTGGCAGAGCTGCTGCCAGTTGCGCTTTCATTGCCGGGCTGTTAATCACGCACAGCACATCCTTATCGTTAACTGCTGCTGGTGCACGGTTTCCCTGAGTTTTTTGCAGATCGGCTTTTGCGATAGGTGGTTGCTTAATCATTTGCATACTCCTTAGCCCAGCGGGGCAGTGATAACGTCTTAATAGCTGGCCATTCATCGGTATTTAGGCAGTCAGCCAGGGTCCGCAGATTGCGGTGATATTCCTGCTGGCCTGCCAGTTTTGCTTCTTCGCCCATCATGAAAATCTCAACCGGATAACGTCCGCATTCAACAGTTGTGCTGGCAACCAGAAAAACGAAAGTTGGCTGCACGCCAAACTGTGCTTCATAACCGTCACTGTAGAATGCATCCTGAACGTGATAGCGGTAGTCGTAATAAGCCGTTTTGAATCGTTGAATATCCGCTGTGGTTTTCACGTCCATGATCCAGTGAAATTCAGGGATAATTTTGTCCGGACGGCACCGACACAAAATTCCTGTTTCAGGATCTTCCCAGTAAATTGATGATTCAGCGTGTCCGGCGCTTTCAACAAGCCATTGACCCAGCGGCAAAGCCATAACGCTCTGATACATGAGTTCAATTTTCCGGCCTTCTTCGGCAGTGATAACCGTTTTTCCTGTGCTTGCGCATTCCATCAGAAACGCTTTCTCCTCTTCTTTTCCGGCGGTTGTACGGCGGTTAAATTCAGGTGCCACGATAAAGCGGTTACTGAATTCTTCCGGTTCAAGTACACGGCAGTGGAAAGCGGTTCCTAAATCGAGCGTTTTTGTCTTTGTGGTGTCCACTGGGGCATTTTTACGCCACAAATACAGAGCCGGAGTATCAGCAATGTCGTCGAGCTGAGACTTACTGACACCGGGACCCGCGTGGTAATTCTCATTCGAAATTCCGTAATAAATACCAGGCTCTATGTCTCCTGCGATTACGGGATCTGCGACTTCGCCAGTTTCATCACTGCAATCGCGATGCGGATCGCTGCCAGCATTCTCCTTGTGTGGATGTTCAGCGCCTTCCATTTTCTCCGGCTCATTTTCCCGAACTTCAACCTGATTCTCGTCATCGAATGTTTCCTGATATGTTGCGTCGCCCATCACCGCACCACAGTCAGGGCAGTTATCCCCGCCAGACTGACCGCAGGCGGTGCAAACTTTCTCCGTTTCCTGTTGTTGCACTACTGGCTCAGGCTGTTTCGTTTCTGGCTCGTTTTGTTGCGTATTTGGGGCGTTCTGTTCCGCTTTCTGGTCGTTCTGTTCCGTTTCTTGCTGGTTCTGGTTCACAGAATCGCGGGTCTGGATCCCCTTAACCCATTTCGGATCATTCGGGTCGCTAATCCCTTCAACAAATTCACCACGTGATGCAGCAAGCAATTTATCGGCATCGACAGGATTTTTTGATGGAATGTTTTTCCGGGCTTCATGGAGTTCTGCCCGCAGTTCCTGATATTTCGCATCAACAGAATTTACCTGTGACTGAGCATCCAGCGGCTGCGTGTCCTGATGATGTTCAGTTGCGTCCTGTTCCATTGTTTCAGCCTCTCCCTGTTCAACTGCCGTTGTTCCAGATGGTTGCGGTTTTTCTTCATCATCCTGTTTTCCTTCTTCTGTTACTCGCTGCGGCATCGGGGCAGAGGAGCGACCGCAGGCAATATCCACGATTTCCGGATCAGGGTTGGCATGATCGGTTTCAGTCAGTACTTTGTTCAGATATTCAGTGACGTGCGCGGGGATGACCTCGATCCCAATTGGTGCTTCTTTTACGGACGCAACCACGATGGCGCGGGAATAATCCAGCCCGCCAGGCATGGTGATGAATTTGTCGCGGAAAACAGAAAAGGGCGGTTTATTTTCAGCGATAATTTCCTCAATGCGTTTAGCGTGTGCCGGATGAAGGTTATAGATGTCCAGATCCATTGAACGGGCCAGTACGCCAGTGGCTACGTCGCGCGCCAGTGACGTCAGATCGTGTACGAAACCTTCGCCGCGATCGGTGAGGTTTCCGCCGCCAGCATTAGCACCGGAAGCCGTGCGAGTGATGTGTGAAACACGATTACCCTTCATCCACTCTTTTGTCAGCAGTCCTCGAACGGTGTAGTCAGCGTTCAGGTATGCTTCGAAAAAAGCAGTTATCAGTCCCAGGTTTGAATTACCAGGATTAGGGAAAACTTTGTCAGTGTCACGAACCAGTTTGTGGAGTTCGCGAATTTCCAGCGGGTCGAGCAGGCTGGTTTTGTGGGAAACAGCCAGGGCAGTAACAGCCGGTAGTTCTTCAGCCCGAGCAATGTGTAATGCCTGGAGTCCGTCGCGTGAAACGTGCGTTACCGGTTTTTCGCTGCCGTGTTGAGCAAGCCAACGAATGGGCAGTTCCTGGCCAGAAATTGGGAGTAGCATATTCTCCTCAATCTCAGTCATGTCTTCGCCGTTGACGTTGGTATTGCCTTGATAGTGAGCGTTGTCTGGTGCTGCTCCCGGTTTTAGTTCCCATGTCATGGAGTCTTTGCTGAGTTGATAGCGTTCACTCCAGGTAAAATCGATCTCACCTTCAGCGGGCAGGTCATTAACGACAGGAAAATTCGTGGCAACAGCTTTAAAATAGCTGCTCAGTTTTTTACCTGACTTAACGATCAGGTAGTCCAGAGTGGCACAGGTCGATTCAAAATCGTTGCTTGCCCACAGGACGACGTCAGGTTCACCGGATGATTTTTTCGCTTTCCGTAACAGGAAGAGTGGTTTTGTGCTCATTGTTTTTTAACCTCAACTCAGATTAAAATTCGTTTTGTTCAGTGAATGATCTTGCCGGATACACACTGTTCATAGCCTGCGCCATACGCAGGCTATTTCTTTCAGATTTCACCTTTTAATTTCATTGCAATTAGAGTTGCCAGAAATTCGGCTTTTTTTTCTGCGGGCAGATTCTTTCCGATATGCACCAGGCACATTTTTTTGACACCTTCATCAAGTGTTTTTACGTTGCCTGATGGACCATCGATATCAACCACAGTGAATGGGGTTTCTTTATTTTCTGTTTTAATTACGTAGCCAATGCGCTTTCCTTCCAGATTCACCTCGTGAACAATGTCATCGGTAGTTACAACAGTGGCTTCATAATTGGTAATCATGTTTTTCTCCTTAATTAAGGTTGAGCGAATACCTGCCATTTCTGGCATAAATTCAGTTTCGAATAGTCAATTAATTAAAGTTCATGTGCCATCTGGTCTTTTTCGGCACAGATTTCACTACAATATTTTTTCATTTCCGTCGTTGGTATAACTCCACGCATGAAATGAAGTGGTCTTGTAATGATTTTGCTTTCTTCAATTTCTTTATTGCAAAGGTGATAAGCACATTTTATTTTCTTAGTCATTACCATGACTCCGCCTTTACAGGTAAACCATCACGACCGAGGAAGACTCTAATCATGCAGTCAGAAATGCATGTTTTTGTAGTCAGGCTACGAATATAAAGTTTTCGCTTTTTAATATTGTTTGCCGAGGCGATATATGTCCGACCTTCATGAAGAACATAATCGCCAGGGGTCACACACTGACGTGGTATTTCATCAGTTCCGAAGTGATGAGCAATCATAATTATCTCCTTAATAAATTTCTCGTATTAAGAAAATTCCAGAAAACTATTTAATACTCAGCAACTGCTCGACGGTCATATTTTTAATTGCGCTTCGGTTTACAAGAGTCCAGCCCTGTTTCTCCAGATAAAGGCGGAAAGTGTCCAGGGTACAGACGAGAGCGCCATCAGGAACGGTTTCAGTGAATTCGACGTTGCCGAATTTGTCGAAGCGAACAACCAGAGTGCGCCCATCGCCCGGAATGATTTTGTTTGTGGGAGTGGTATTATTCTGGCGTAGCTCTGCTTCCATGCGGTCGAACTCAGCGATGTAGGCCTCTTTGAATGCAGCGGCTTTTTTGCCAGTGAAACCCATCACCAGGAAAACGAAGCCGTTTTTGGTGATTTGGTACATTGGGAGTTTGCGCCCGGTTGAGTCGGTGTATTCACTTGGCTTAAAATTAAGCTCAGTGAATTCTGAGGAACATTCCAGAGCTTCAATTTTTTGAATGACGTTTTTATGCAGCTTGCGGAAAAACTCTGCAACTGCAACAGACGTAGTGACAGCACGACCATTTTCGATGGTTACGTCAGGGTGAGAAAGGGTAGGGATAGTAGCCATGATGGCAGCCTCTAGTGATAAGTTGGTAAACTCACCACCGGAGGTGCAAATCTCATGGGTGGTGAGACGTACAGGGTTTGCACTACCGGTCACTAGAGAATCCGGCCCGCCCGAAAACGGCCCCATACGCCCCACCATAATCTGAATGTGGCTGCGCTTTACGCATAAAAAAACCGCTTTGGCGCGGTTATGCGCTCTAGTGATCATCGGGGTGCAAATCCCGGCACCCGTTTTATGAGGTGCAGGTGCACTATAATTCCACCCGTTCTGGTTTTCAATAGCTACATTCAACAT